TATCTATATCACCTTGACAATAGGGTATTTGATATATTTTGGAGCTTGTAACTACTTAGAATAACTCTTGAATTTCTTGCGGTTTCTTATGACTGGACCACCTGTGGCAACGGTTAAACCGGCTACACCACCTCCACCAACGGAATTTGCTGCGGCGTCTTCTTCTATTTCTTTCTTCATTAACAATTCAACTTGTTTTTTAAGTTCTGGATCTGAAAGAACTATATCATAGAAGTCCATGAATGATTCATATGCAATATCTTCATTCAAACATAGTTCGTGGTTTCTTTCTTCTTTCATTAAGAATAATCCAGCTATGAATGTTGCCAGCTTGCTTTTGCCGTTTGGTAATCTTTCAATGATTTTTTTAATATTCAATACTAGAATATCAAACAAAGTAAATGCGCCTTTTTCTTTTGGTTCTGTTAGTGTTGCTCGCTTGCGGAGAACTTTACCATCTTCATCTATGATGCCAAGTTTGAAGGCTTCCCATTCTGTAAATGGAGTTGTTAATTTTTTAAGAAAGGAATATAGAACTAGAAAATCTACGGCACCTTCAGTTAGCAATGTTCGTTTTGGTGTACTCATTAGATTTCTCTCAGAGCTTTAATTATTCCTGCGTCTAGTGGAATATCAGTGTCTAAAATTGTTTTACCATTTATACCATAGACTCTATCTGGCATATAATGTTTATAAACTAAAAAGGTCTTAAGATAAGACCAAAGATGAGAATCAATTTTGAAGAATAACATTCTTGTACAGGCTTCAACACCAAATACATTATAAAGAACGATCATATGATTAAGAATCAATTGATCTTTTAATTCTCCCGTTTCTTTATAACGGTTGAGGAGTCTCTTGAGATATTTTATCCTTAACAGATCATCGTGAAAGTCATCAATACTTACGCACTGAGGATTCTCATAGTTCTGCATAGCATACATCAAGAAGTTTTCATCCGTCAACCGTTCGTAGTTGATTTTGCTCATCATACTCAACATAATAATTCTGTCGTTACGCTACTGGACGTGTTCCTGCAGCGGCTCCGGCAACACTTGAAATACTAACGTTAGATGGAGCGCCACCTAGATTATCAGTCACAGTACCTAAAAGAGTTTGTGCGGCAACTGAAAGTGTTCCTGCTTCTGAAGGAACAACACCATCAAACCGAACATCATATGTTCCAATTTGTGCTGGGGCAGTAAGCGTTACGTTACCAAAAGGACCCGACCATGAAGCTTCTATTGTTGCTCCGACAACCACATCAACTTTTTCGTTGTAGTGTACAAACACCTTAAGTGCTTGTCCTTGTATATATGAACCATTTTCAAAACGTGTGGTTAATACATCGGCAGCACCGGCTTTTGTTGTTAGATTGCTAATAGCTACTAGAACTTCTCCAGTATTAGGGTCAACCCAACCAGCGGCCGTTGCAACGGCAGGGCCAGATTTAGGGTTTTGAAATGTTGGGGGTGTATCGTTAGTCCAAAGTGACATGTTGTTTTCTCCTATTTAAATCCAAGACTTTTTAATTTACTTATAACTTCCGAAACATTGGTGACTTGAATTGCTATGCCACCACTACTTCTAAATTCATTACAATTTTTATCATAATCGTCAATCAAAAGATTAGGATTACCGTTTGCGGCTACCGCATATTTCTTCTTATCTTTACGACCAACAAAATGAACATTGCTAAGGTTATTTAGTCCAAGATTCTTTGCTATCCATTGTTGCTTCTCTGGAATGCTTGTAGGAGAATAATCTGAATATGCGCTCAAAATATTGGGTTTATATGGTTTAACAAACTCCCAGAGTTTCTTACCGTCTTTCATCCATTTAAGGTTAATCCAAAAATGTGGTATCTTATTAAGAACCGCCCATCTGATTGCATCTGCTCCGTCATTAGTATACTGTTTCCAAAATTCATGTGTCCATTTTGGATAACCAAACTTTTCTAGCGCGGCGTCGGCCCCTTGATACCAATCTACTATTGTCTCGTCCATATCAAGATATATGGCAGGAAGTTCTTTACCTACAATAAAGTCTTTTAAACTTTTCATTAGAGCCAGGGTTTAAGTTTTATCATTGCCTCTGTAAACTGGTCTTTCAGAAGGCACATCAAGTGCGTCGGCTATCGCCTGACTAATTACACCATCAACATCTTCAAAACCAGAAACAAGATCAGCTAATGCTTCAACCGAAGGAGCTCCAGGAAGATCTACAGAAGGTATAATCTCTGGGCGGCCATTTACATAATTAATTAATAGTCTATAAGTATTAATACCAGACACAACATCAATATCTTTAATAATGTCAACGTGTTTTGGGTTTTCTAATCCAGATCTTGCACCGATGGCCGCAAGAGGTTCAGGAGAACAATAATCTTCTTTGATTAGTTTACTTGATAACTCAGAAGCTTTAGCAGATGCAGCGCCTTGGCGGTAATTTAATCTGTTCGGAGCTCCAGGAGCTACAACATTATATGATCCGTTTTTGTTGTCGTATATAATTTTATGCGGATAGTTTTTTAGTGGACCAGTTTTAACATAAACAACATCACCAACTTTGAATGATTCGTTTAGATCTTTATCTTCCTCTTCTTCCTCTAGTTCATCTTTGTCTTTTAATTCATCGCTATCATCGCCAGCGGTTAATGAACTAAGAGCAGCACCAGGAAGTGGAGCATTTTTCTTGGCCGAGGCAGGGCCATCAATTCTTTCATCATCTTCCTCTTCTTCAAGTTTATCTTCTTCGTCTTCTTCTTTAAGATCGTCTTCATCAGAATCATCGGATTCTTCTAACTTATCTTCTTCGTCTTCTTCTGAAAGTTCTTCGTCTTCCTCTTCGTCTAATTCTTTTTCGTCTTCTTCGCCTAATTCGGGAAGTCCTGACTGAGCATCTACGGCAGCTTTCTTGTGTAGCAATTCGTCATCACTTTCTTCTGAGTAACCACAACCACAAGCTTCATCTAAACGATTGGCTACCCAAGTAGCAAAAAGATGTTGTTCTGATTCGCTTAACTGTGTGATTGATTTTACTTTAAAAGCTTTAAGAGCTTCCTTAACAAGCTTACGATATGACTTTGAACGATTGTTAGAACTTTCTTTCATGATACCTGAGGCGGCATCAATCAAGTCTTTTGGAAGATTCTTAAACATTTTACTCTTCTCCTTTGAGCTTTTCTTTAAAACTTATTAATTTACGAGTAGACACTATTTCAAAAAAGGTCTTTTCTTCTTCTTTATTTAGTGTTTCTAAGTCGAACATAGTTTCACACCAGATCGCTCTATAGTGCAATGTATTCTCAGAAGGAACCACTATTATTTGACCTGTAGTTCTTTGAGAACCTTTAGTTACGTCCATTCGTAGTGGATTTACCTGTGGATTAGGATCGTCTTTATTTGATATGACTTCAAGCAGTTCTTGAAATGAATTAGCTTTCTTTAAGCCTTCATTGACTGTCTTATATCTTACTTCTGAACTTGCTCTATCTGCCGACTGTTTTGGTATATCAGATTGAAAACCAGTAAACGGTAACATGATGCCGTGATTGGTTCTTACGACAAACTTATCTTGTGGAACTTCTAACACTTTATAAACGTATTTCTCTTCTTCATCACCATTGGTAATGTATGCACCTTCAAACACAAAACATCTATCTTTATCTGCAATGATTGTGTTACCAGTAATTTCAAAGTCAATTAATCGTTTTGTAGCTTTTAAAACATCAGCTTCAAATAGAGCAGTACGGATACGAAGTCCATCAGGAGAATAATAGGTTCTTTTACTTGGATTGAAATCTTCTATCTGTGAATCTTTAGCACCCTTAAAATCATAATCTTCTAAGTCAATCTTAGCAGATACGATTCCCACTCCAAACTCATTAAGTCCTTCAGTATATTTTGTGAATTCATCCCAGATATAAAGACGCTCAATATCACGTCTAAAAGATTTACGGATTCTTACAGTTGGCTTGTATGTCTGATCCCTATTTTTGGCCAACACCCACCCAACATCCTGAAAATATTTGGCGCAAATTACTGACATTGTTTAACTCCGAAATATCCTTTATATGGTTTATTTTTTTCTCCAATTTTTATTAATCGTTGGATAATAAAGATTATTATCTTTACACCATTCTTTCCTGTCTTCAACATAAAATTCCACAACTCTTACACTCGTATTCATAGGTTGGCATAGCTAACCTTATTTAGTTGTGTTTGTGGCTTACTGGCTTGGATTAAGCAGAAGGCTGAGCATCAGAATCAGATTCATCTTCCGATGGCTCTGAAACTTCAGGTGTTAGAAGTCCAGCTTTCTTAATCAGTGAATTTGCTACTAGCGCGATAGCATCAAGGGCTTGGCCCCATTTAGATGCGGCAAAGCCAGGTACAGCATTAAAATTACCAAAAAATTCATGAGCTTGTCGTAGCACTTGAATTTCCTGTTCAGCAGTAAGTTCTTGAACTTGTGGTGCTGGGGCTGCGGCTTCTTTAGTTTTGTTAGACATAATTATTCTCCATTCATTTAATAATAAACATTACTACAGTACCATTATATATGTATCATCTATAAAGTCAAGGATTATTTATTCTGACCTGGAACATATTTCTTATATGTGGATACTAACTCATCTGTTCCATCTTCCAGATACTCATTAACTTTTTTAGATCGGGCGGCCGAGTCTTTCTTTTGAGTTTCACGTTTTCTGTCTGCTTCTTTCTTTCTGAAATCTGTCTCTCTAGCTTTTTCATTATCCAAATCTTGGCGTCTTTTGAGATCGTCTTTTTCTTTATCGTGTCTATCTTTAGCTAGTTCAGTAGATGATGGAGGACCTTCATCGGCAGCTTCATTTAGTTCTCTGGTTGTAAAGTCTACGTGAACCAAATAATATTCACCTTCGTTTGCTCCGCCTGCTTGGCGAATCAAGTTACTATCTGCTTTGAATTTTGTTAATGCTCTTGCTCTAGGAACTTTGGCCTTTAAAAGTTTTAATGTGGCAAGATCTCTATTTTTATTGAAATCTTGTTTAGGAACCATGATGATAGCAGAACCTTTATCAGCACCATGCCAAACAACCTGATTGACAGCACCAGTGGATTCTTTTATATAAACTTTAAACTTCTTCATAGTACCTCTATTTATTCGTCTATTTCTTTATACCCAACTTTATCAAAATCATGGGCATACTTTAATAGCTCATTCATTTTTAATCCAACAATGTAAGCTACAACTTTACTCTTGGAATCTAACTCTTTTAGAGCATAAAATTGATGATGCCCATCTAAAACGAAATTGTCTATTGATATAATGAACGGCTTGGGAGTAGCACCTGAACTTAATGCATCCATTTTTTTCAAAATCTTCTCGCTGTTTACTTCTTTCTGAGTAGGTTTCAACGTGCTTATAGGAACACTTCTCATGCTAACTGGAATACCTTCTTTCTCTAACTCTTTAATAAACTCTTTAATATGATCTTGCATGATCTGAGGCATCTTATTTCTTGGTATATTAAGACTACCTTGTGTTCGTAGTATTGATTCAGCGATCTTCATTCCTTTTTTAACTAGCTCAAACATTTCTCTTGAGAAACGATCACTTAAACCAGAAGGAACGCCTTGACGAAAATTTGAATATTTGTTATGAATGGCAGCTTCACGCATCTTAGTGCCACTGATACCTGTCACACCCTCATCATCAGGATCTCTTTCTCCTGCTGATACTACTTCAAACTTATCAATTTCAAATGATTTTTTCTTATCTGGATGATTAACATATGGAGTAATTTCTTTTCTAAATTGTTTTACTCTATCATCACCAACTACCATTATAATATGTTGATAACCTAATTCAATTAATCTAGTTATTGCTTGATGTGGTGTTCTTACTTTAGGGTCTTCTTTAATTGCTTTAGCGGCTTCTGGAACACCAAGTCTGATATACTTAATTTTCTGTTTGTTTGTTAATGGATTCTTTGATGGGTCTTGTGTAAAAGAAACGTACACAAAAGGATCAGCACCTTTAGAATGAGCAACATCTAATACTTTGCGAATGAGTTTTTCATGTCCTGCCGTAGGCGGATTCATTCTACCAAAGGTAAATACGGCAGTCTTTGCTTGTCGTATTTCAGAAAGAGTCTTCATATTATTCGTATTGTTTAATCGTATGTGTGGGTGGATTAGCTTTCATTTTGCTTCCATTTCAGTCTTTCGCTTTATGATATATTCTATCACTGCTATGCCCGTACTGTCAAGATAGTTTCTATAATGTTGCAACCAATGCTTTTGCTCTTCTAAATCTGAATATTGACTAAGTCCTTTGAAGCCAACAAAACCCTTAGCATCTTTAAACATGAACCCACCAAAATCTACGTAGGTTTCTGCTTTAGGTTTATTCCATCTTTGTCTTTTTGGGTCTAGTGTTTGAGCTACAAATCTCCAACCTTTACCTTTCTTATATTCTACCCAATATCTAATTTGTGTTCTTGCATGAAATCCGTAAGGATAATCATCAACAACAAATGCAGTCTTTTCGTCTGTGTGTCCTTTAAGTGGAGTATGCGGCTCACCAACTTTATCACCCGAAGCTTCTTTTAGATATTGTGTAAATGCTTTCATTATCGTTTGCCTCCAAAATAAGCTACGGCGTGACCTTCAACAATTAATTGATCATTAATAAGTGTACCATCTAATGTAATGTTTGCTAACATTCTACCAAACTTTTCTTCTTTATCTTTGAATGTATTTACTACAACTTCTTTATCTTGTATAAGAGCTTTCAATCTTGCTTTGGCAGCTAGGCCTTTTACTTTTTCTACTTTGTCTCTAGTTCTACTCTCTGGACAATTAATACCATACAGACGCAATCTTGAAACGAACTTAACATCAAAACCAAGATCAATAATAACATCTATCGTATCGCCGTCTATTACTTCTAATACTTTTGCTTTATATTCGTACATATTACCACGTTTTTGCTAGATTGAAGTTGTTACGAGAAAACTCCAGTCGGTCAACCAGTTTGACTGCCGAGCCACTTGCATTGATAGCGACAAAGCCTTCTGGGGATATCACCTTAAACCCATCGGGGGTTTCTAAGAACGTGCCTAAACTTTTAACTGTTTTAAGTTTGGCTATTAATAAACTCTTAGCTTCGGCAATTAGTTGTGCGACACTAAACATTAAAATCAGTTGATCTGAGTGCTCACGAAGCAGTTCTTTAAGTTCATTCAATACTAGTTCTTTTCCCGCTTTGCCTTTTTCCGTCTTGAGTGTTGACACATCTTTTCTATATCGCTGCTCGATAAAATCCACCAAACCTGCTGCATATGCTTGGCTACCTGTGATACCCACACCAACTCTAATTTGACTATTACTATACATTTTGATTAGGGATCTTAGATTTAGATTTGATGCGATATAGTTTACCACTTTAGAATCCATTGATGAAAATTGTTGCTTGATGGCAACCAACAAGGCGGTAACTTCTTCTGTTTCGTCTTTAGTTAATGTTGCTGTGCCTGACACGTTTCTAAATGTTGCATCAGTAGCCCAAACGTCTGGTGTGTATTTTAATTTTGATGAATCAACACCGAACGATGCCTTGGATGTGAGAATGCTTTGTCCAGTATAAGATGTATGAAACACTATACCAAGTTTAGCTGCTGATATTGTATTAGCTAGCTCACTATTGGTCGGTACTGTATATGTGATAGTATTAGGTCTGAATGCTAGATGTGATTCGCCGCCTATATCTACTGTTTTAACGTCACCTTGAGTGAAAAGTAAATCACCCTGAAGAATACCTTTAATACCCAATTTAGGGAGATGCTGCAAACACATCGCAAGTTTATCTCGTAATACCGGATCTGTGTGGTTTCTTTCTATGTCTGCTACTGTGTGATTGATCTTGCCGTCTTTATTGAATACACTTTTAGTACCAACAAAAAACCTACCGCTTTCAGGGGCGATTCCGCAGATAATGGCTGGAGAGCCATCCCACTTGGCCGTTACGTTGACTTTGCTTTTAGCGTGTCCAGCTAACATCTTTCTAAGACTGATTAAGAAAGCAATCGCCTTACGTGTGCCAGCAATACCACCATTGAACACTTCGTCTTCTATGTGTTCAAGATGGGTATTCTTACCCTCTGCGGCTTCTGTTATGTATTTCTTAAACGTAATCATTCAGATTCCAAACATTGTATTAACCTTATTATATTTATCGCAATAAGGTGCCGTCTGAATCCAAATTAGTTTACTTATAATTTCTGACTATGACTTCGTTCACCTTTCTGCGGCTCTCAGCACTAGCACCAACGCTTCTATTAACCTCTACTGTGTCAATGTTAAACTTTTCGTACATAGTATAGACTATCGGAGCAGAAGAATTAGAAAGCATCCATTTAACTCCACGAGCATCTAATAGATGACAAACATCTAATAACTCTTGTTGTTCAATCATACCAAAACCATCTTTAGTATATTGGGTAAAAGTTGAACTGATACCATCTGGAATATATGGAGGGTCAAAGTAAACAAAGTCTCCATATTCAGCATAACTTAAAACAGAAGTAAAACTTTCACATGATATCGTAGTATTTTTTAATGCTAGTGAACACGCATTAAGATTTTCTATATCTAAGAAGTTTGGTGAACTATAATGTCCGAATGGAACATTGAACTGGCCTTTTGAGTTTACTCTATACAAACCATTGAAACAAGTTTTGTTTAAGTAAATAAACCTGGCAGCACGTTGAACTGAACTAAGCTTAGAAAACACTTTAGGATCTCTATCAAGTTCTCTGACTGATAAAAAGTAATCTTCATTATTTTCATACTTATTTAATTCTACAATTAAAAGACTTAAACGATTTTTAATAGTTTGATACGCATTAATCAATTCAGCATTAACATCTGAGATATATGCTTCTTTAGGT